CTACTACCACCACTCAAGAATTTTACGATGGTCAGTGGGTGACTATCAAAGCTGGTTTTATTGATTTTCCTAGCCTTGCTGCTTGCATTGAATACTTAGTCACGCGCTGGTACAAAGACTATCGTCAATTCAAGGGCATTAATCATGCTCCCAATCGTTACGCTGCGGCACGAATGCTCAAGGAGCAAAGCTATGCCACTGATCCAGCGTATCCAGCAAAGCTGTCTAAGCTCATGAAAGAATATGCTCCTGAGAGCACTGCTGTTACTATGATCGGCCCCAAGAAACGTCCGCAAGATTTTGGCTTCAAGAAAGGCGATTCGCATTTGATTGTGAATGATGCCGTTGAGACCATGAAAGCTTTCTCTTTTGAAGGGAAGCTTCTATGGGAAATCCCTTGTCTTGCTCGCGGACAATATAGTGATTTTGAATGGAAGATCACAAATTCTGACACTCCTGTAGGTCTGTACAAGATCGGCGCCATCTACAAAGACTACGAACGAGTGAGTGATAAGCCTGCTTATGATCGCACGCTCATGGCTTATGGCTGGTACAGCTTTGACATGGTGGAACTAGAGAATCAAGAAGCAGGCAATGGGCGAGCCGGAATTATGGCCCATGGCGGCGGCAGTGCAAATGGTTGGCCTGGTGCATGGGCGCCCAAACAGCCCCTCGTCCCCACTCATGGCTGCATTCGCTGTCACAATATTGACCTTCGCGATAAAATTCTTCCGCTCTCTAAAACTGGCACAATCTTTATTTCAGTTTTTCAGGAAGGCTGATGAATTGGCAATCCTGGTTTAATGCTCTTTGCTACGAACTAGGCCTATGGGCCGCCTCAAAGCGGCCTTCTCTTGCTTTGCAGCCATGGTTCAAAATGCTCATGGCCCATTGCAGGCTTGATTGGGCAGAATGGAAAACCAAGGGCGTCATGCAGCAAGTTGATCAGCAAGCAAAAACGCTGGTTAAACAATGGGAAAAGGAAGAGCGAGAATCAAAAGCTAATGCCCTTGCATGGGAAGCTCATAAACTCTTTCCTGATGCCAAGGTGACGCCCCTGCCTAATGCCATTGTCCCATCAGTGCTCATTGAAACGGCCCCACCAGCAGATGCCAGTGAGGCCATAAAAGCTCTTGGTTTTGGAGAGCTACGAATTACTTATCAACTTCCAAGCAAAGAAGAGCCCTGAGGCGCTTCCACTTGGCAAGCTCCTTTTCGTGATAGTCCTCCCAAGAGGCAATGGCTTCGCCAAGAGCCCTGCAAGCCATAACAGGATCGTCGTCCGTCAGTAGCTCGGCAAGAATGTCTGAAAGATGCTCAGTTTGCTGCTTGTACCAATCGCTCTCTGCAATAAAAGGAAAAGCCATGAGAACTAGAAATGCTCTTGCATGCTAGGCGTTACGCCCATGGACCAACTGACACGTTGCTTCCAGCAGTCCCAATGGGCCAAATGCTAATGAAAGATCCAGCAAGAGTGCTATAAGCGCCTCCTGGAGCAGCAGATAGCTTGTATTGAGGATTAAAAGTGCCTGCAGCATTCACGCTAAACGTACCATTAAAATTGCCCGTTTGAGTACGCACAGATCCTGCAATGTTGTTTATGTAATTTATCAAGGCTGTTCCCGTGTGGATTCCGTAGTTCCAAGCACTAGTTGTCAAGGAACTTGTAGTGGAAGGGGCGGCTTGGTGATTAGAATACATGCCCTGTATATGAATATTATTAAAAGTGGCAGTGCCACCATCAAAGCTAAAACCAACGGAATGAGAAGTGGTCCCTGCAGTTTTAGCTAATGTAAATACCATTTGCATGGCGTAAATTGTATTGGCCTGCAAAGATACTCCCACACCAAATAAACTTTGTGAAGCTGTGCTATTAGCGCCTGCAAGGTCAGCATTTAGCCGATAAACCATGACGGAAGGGGATATCCCTCTTCCTGCCGGTGTACTATAAAAAGTTGTGCCGTCGTATTCAATTACGCCAGAGGCGGCAGTTGTCAAATTAGTGCCTGCCTGAAATGACAAAGGGGCCAATGATGTAGTGCCAGATGCGACTATCAATCCGCTAGTTAAAGTGCCGCCAGTAAAAGATCCGCCAATAGCAACCATTGCGCCAGCGGAATTTTTCACATAAAGCGTTCCTGCATTTTTATCCCAAGCGGGTTCACCAGTGTCGAAATCGGATCCATTGGGCACTGTCGTGCCATTACGAAGAATGATTTTGTTTTGACGAGGCATCTAAAAGGTTCCTCCATCCACAGTGCTATTTGTATCAAGATAGTCGGTTCCTGCAATAGCGGCAGTAAACGCAGACGCACCATTGCCCTTCAAGATGCCAGTCAGTGTTGTTGCTCCTGTGCCACCATCAGCAACGGCTAACGTGCCAGTGATACTAGAAGCACCAAGATCAAGCGCAAGCTCTGTGCTTTCAATGACCAAGCCACCATTGGCTTTTAAGTCAACTGATAATGTGCCTCCAGCAAGATCAAGGCCATCGCCAGCAGCAAAGCTTACGCCAGTAGATTCAATGGTGATACTGCCATTTCCATTTGTAATTGAAATGCCACTACCAGCAGTTAGCGTGGCTTTTGTAAGCGTATTGCCAGTGGAATTGCCAATCAATAATTGACCGTCTGTATAGCTCGATTGCCCCGTGCCGCCTTTGTCCACTGCAATGATTGATGCAGACCATACGCCGGAAGTGAGAGTGCCAACGCTTGTCAAGCTAGAGGAAACAACGCCACTACCCAGTGCGTTGCCGCTCAAAACATTATTGCCATTGATGAAATAAGACTTGCCACTAGCAACTGCAATGTGCTCGCTGCTCGTCCAAGAGTCAGTGGCGTTAAGCCAATAAATAGTCTTATCAGTGTCTCCTTTAAGGAGAATACCTCCTCCGTCTGCCGTAGTATCAGTGGGGCTTGCAACACTGCCTAGCTCAATGTTTTTGTCATCGACAGTAACAGTGGTGCTATTGACAGTCGTAGTCGTGCCGTTAATGGTAAGATTTCCGCCAACTGTGACATTGCCAGTGGTGCTAAAGCCGTCAATTGTGGCACCGCTCATTGTTAGCGTGCCAGTAAAAGTTTTATTGCCGCTGATTGTTTGTGAGCCAGTAAGATTTACAAACGCACCATCCCCACCAATAGCAACAACTTGCGTGGCGCTTCCACCAGCGCCGCCAGTGCCGTAACCATAGTAAAGAATGCCATTTCCAGCATCGCTTTCGTTATAGGCAAGTTCAGCATTGGCCAAGCTCGCTGGCGCACCAGTGCTACCTCCAGAGGCTCTGCGCTTAATGCGAATAATATTGGCCATTAGAAATTACCTCCGTCAGTAAGAAGAGTGGTAGTAATTGTTGCGTCTGCTTTAAACTTTGCAGCAGCGGCATCGTAATAGACCACACTTCCATCAATCTTAGCGGTTTCGTCTAAATTAATTCCTTTTTCGCCTTGAGGGCCAACAGCCCCTTGCGGACCATTGGCAAAAAAATCAAGCCTTGGCGATGGTGGAGGGGCCTGTATTTCTATTGCATTATTTTCTTCGTTGATAACAACAATAGAATCCTCTGCCTCCGTAATTGAGACAATGGAAGGAGACTGTTGTATAACGACTGTCATTTGAAACTCAAGCCAAGATTGATGAAGGCATTGCCTTCTACAAGATAATACTTGCTATTGTCAGGCTCTGTAATCAAAACGTCATATTGTCCTTGTTCAGTGATGCCGCTGGTGCCAGATGCTTCAAGGCGAAGCTTGAAGATGCCACTCGCTTGACTTACATACGTTACGGCAAAATCAGCAAGCTTATTGCTGCCTAGCCGATCATATAGCTTAGATGCTACGGTGTACCCGCTCATATTAACGGGCACACCAGAAGCGTCTTTATATTGCAACTGCAGCTCGAACGTTGCGCCTTGATAAATCGTAATATCGTGCTTACCTGGCGTAATCATGATGAGCTTTTTCTTTTATTGTAAACGAATTAAGTGATTTCCACCCAGCCGATCATGCCAAGAGCTTTAGCGCTGACTGCACTATCGACGGTCAAGATAAGAGTGTCGCTTTCACCAGAGGCATTTTGCCCCAAGGCAAGACGAATGGCCACTGCAATGTCGTAATTATTCGCACTGCCTTGACTGACAAAGCCTGCGTCAACCACTGTGCCGCCTGTTGCAGTGCCACTAGTTGTCACCTCCACATTGCCCCTTTGATTGTCCGCAGCACTCCAGGTGACGTCACTTAGCGTTGGATTTAAACGCAAGCGCCACAACACCACATCGCTAGAAGCAGTGGCAGTGGAAATCCTTACGGGAAGAATGACATTACCAGTGCGACCACTTGCCATGCGAATGCCAGCAGTGATGCGTTCGCCAGATGTGTTTGGAACAGAATTCAGATCGTGATTCACTGAATACACGGCACCATCTGGCTCATATCCCCCCTCACTAAGAATGCTGCTGCAAATTTGCTTCATGGTGCGTCCTGAAGCTTGAGCAGAGGCATTATGAATGCGATAGGACAATGGCAAAATAGCCGTTGTCATATATGCACTAGTCAATGTGTTGTAATGATTAAATTCATGGCAATAAATGATCTCGCCATTAACGACAAAACCAGTCCTCACTCGCCCCACGCCAAGCCATTCAAGATCGGCAGTGAAAATTTGAGCTTTAGAGAAGTCGAGCGAATCAAGAGTGTTAATGTTCCACGCTGATTGATCAACTACATTTTCAACAACTGCGCCAGATGTGAAGCTTCTGACGACCATTTGCAACGTAGTGCCACTTGCCCTAATCATCACTCCATTCTGATCATCAAAGAAGCCCACTTCTTGAATAAGGCCTGCTGTTGGCGTGGTACCAGCAAAGCTTTGCATGATCATCATGCTCTTTCCTGGTTGGTACGGGAAGTATTGCTTGGTTCTACGCAGCACTGTATCGCCAGACGCAGTGGTAGTCGTCAAGGCAGTGCTGCTTTCGTTTGTTAAATATGTGACAACGCCTCCATTAGAAATACGATCAAACCATTGATCAGCACGCTTGTTGTAACGCATCGTGCTATCAAAAAGCGTATAGGGAGCGCTCGTGCGAGCACGCCCAAAAGCATCAACTGCTCCGCTATCTGGGCCAGTCTTCAAGATTTGCCCGCGATAATCAGCCTCAATGTGAGTTTCAAACTGTTCGCCCCCAGCAATTATTTGTCCCATGGAAAAGAATGCTTTCTTCCATTGTACTAGCAAAAGAAAAGAGGCCTTTCGGCCTCTTGATTATTTGCCTTGTCCTCGCGGAAGCTTTCGCCCGTGCGAAGCTTTACTATTTGCTCCATTGCCTTGGCGCGTCTTCTTACGACGATTAGGAGAATGAAGCTTTTGCCCGTTAATGGTTTTACTTGATGCCATCAGGACCAGGGCAGGCCAGTGCCAGTGGTGGGAGTGCGCTGTTGTTCGATTTGTGCGGCGAGAGCAGCTTCAATTTCTGCCACTTTCTCAGCGCCAAACTTTTCCTTCACCCAGCCAGTGACAATTTCAGGCGTGAGTTGTGCGTAAGGAATGGCATCATCTTCGTCAGGAGCTTCGAGACCAAGACTGCCATAGGCCGAGCCGGCATAGGTGCCATCATCAGCGGAAATTGTATAGTGAACCGTGTAGACGATTCCATCAGCAAGTTGGCGCTCAAGATTAGCGACGCCCCATTGGTAAGTGATTGCCATGATTAAAAAGAATGGTCTTTGCTAGTTTAACAATGGAAAAGAAAGCGGCTTCTTCGGGAAACCGCCAAGTAGAGAAGAGTCAAAGACTGCTGGGTCTAGCTGGTATGAGTAGCCAGACCCAGAGGAGAAGGGGTCTACAACTTCAGCAGTCCAAGCTGTTTTAGCGCTTTAACAACATCGTTGATGCGGTAGGCAGTTGTGCCAAGGTTACCGGTGAAGGTTGAGACGTCGTTAACAGCAGTACCTGTGCCAGCGGTGAAGCCTGTGGCCTCACCTGTACCAGCAGGTTGTGCGATGGCGTCTGTGCCATAGAAACCCACACCACCGCGAACCGTCAGGTCCTGCGCGATCTCTGCATTGCCATTAATGTTGGTAGTACCAGTGAGATCAATGGTGGCGCTGGGGATGCTGTATTGATAAACGGTGTCGTTGGTGGTCCCAACAATGTAAAACTTAGTGCCGTCAGGTTTAACAAACAAACCAATTGGCGAAGTCTCTTGAGCCGCAACACTAAATGCGGTTACAAACGATGCAGTGGTGATGTCCCATGGCGTTGTTAAATTGTAGATATTTACATCATCTCCACTAGTTCCCATAATAAATAGTCGGGAACCATCGGCGCTAAAACTAATTGAACTTACGCCGGTCTCTTGTGCTAAAACACTAAAAGAACTAGTTAATACTGCTGTTGAAGCATTCCAGGCAGTGCTTAATGTGTACTGATAAACAGTATCATTTGCGCCGCCTAGTATGTATAAAGTCAAACCATCAGGCTTTAAAAATACTCCAATAGGCGCTGTGTCTTGCGTGCCAACCGCAAACGAAATGCTGTCGTAAGATGCACTTGCAATACTCCAGGGGGTGTTCAACGAGTATTGATAAACAGCATCAGTTGCGCTGCCTATAACATAAAGTTTTTTCCCGTCATTTCTAAAATAAAGGTCATTCGGAGCTATATCCTGTGCTGACACAGAGAACACAGTGACATAAGTTGCAGTGGAGACGTTCCAAGGAGTTGACAGAGTGTATTCATTAATATCATTTCCCGAGTCGCCCAGGACAAACATCTTGCGTCCATCAGGACTGAAGAAGAGGCCAGTGGGGGCGATCTCTTCTGCTGCAACCGAGAAAGAGATACTGTCGTAAGTGGCACTGGTCAGATCGACGTTGCTGATGATGGTATCGCCGGCCACATGCGCCAAGGCAGCAGGTGCGGTGGTGGCAAGGCCCAAGCGACCAGTACTGGTGATTCTCATCCGCTCCGTCGGAGAACTCGCCCCGTCCGCAGTAGTGCTGAAGACCAAGCGGCCTGGCATGTCATTAGTGTCAGGGGTGCCGTCTACAAAAGCAGTAATCCCTGCCGCTCTTGAAGTCAGATCAACGCCATCATAAGATGCAAATTCAATAGATCCTATAGAGTCGTTGTCTTGACTTATAACAGGCGCAGCTTTTGTCCCTCGCGCCTTCCCTATTGTTAGATAATTACCAAAACTGCTATCACTAAAACGAACTAACGTTAGAGATCCGGCGTTCCCATCATTACCTTCGAGTTGAATACCTCCAGATGGAGAGCCTACCTGACGACTACTAGACGTACCAACTAAGAGCCTGCCGCTGGAGTCGATGCGGGCGCGTTCACTACCGTCAACGGAAAAAGCCAAGTTGGAATTAACGCCTGCATTGGTTGGATCAGCGGCGAGTTCAATAGAGTTACTGGTACTACCTGCGCTTACAAGGTATCCAGATGTTCCGCCATCTTCACTGCCTACGCTCCATCCAGATGTGGCATTACCGTAGCCAACGACACTGAGAGCATTGCCAGGCGTCGTAGTGCCAATCCCTACGCTGCCTGCCGAGGTGATGTGCAGGCGTGCGTTGCCGCTTGTGTACAGGGTCGTTTCGGTAAGACCAGTCGATGCTGTAGGCGTTACACTTAATCCGTCGATTAAAGCGCCAGTAATATCGGAAACCGCCAATCGCAAAGATGACGTGCCTCCAGCAGTTGATGTAGCAACTGCATCAATAACAGCGTGAGTCTTTGGTCCAGCATTTGAAGCGTCAGCGCTGTAGAAACTGAAGCGGCCCCAAGGGGTTGTTGTTGACCAATCGCTGGCGTTTGTTGTAGTAGCAATCCTCAGTTCAGTTGGAGTAGGGGTGGCACTGCCAGTTGCAGATGACAAATGCAGCAACGTGGCAGGCGCACTAGTCCCTATGCCCACGAGCCCTGCCGAGGTGATGCGCAGGCGTTCGCTGGCCGAGGATGCTCCAGAAGGTGTGGTACTAAAAATTAGTGTACCTGGCGTGCTTCCGCCACTTACTGAGCCTTCGACAGCAGAGGAAATGCTGCTAATAACACCATAAGCAGAGCCATCATATCCTTGAAAAAAGATGGTTCCGCAGGTACTCGTTGCATTGTTTCCGCTTGATCCTCGAACAAGAGAAAATGTTGATGCCCCGTTGGTTCGAAGGATAGCTCCGTTTGCGGTAGAGGCGGAGGTTCCTTCAATGTAAAAGCTAGGTGTACCGCCAGCCAAGGCAACTGCACTAGAAGTCCCCACCAACAGCCTGCCGCTGGAGTCGATGCGCAGTCGTTCGTTAGTCCCCGTGTTAAACGCAATATTGTCAACAGTGCGGGCACCAGTAGACCGAGTGACGTTTAGCCATGCAGTGGATGTGTTGAACGCATCATTGATGCCCTCAAAACGAAGAATGCTTCCGTCTGCGCGGATGCGCCAATATTTCTCATCTACGCCCGCGTCAGTTTCTTCTAGCAGAACGGCAGGATCTGTTGATGCAATGTGTAAATCATCAAGAGGTGCGCTGGGGGCAATCGACGAAGCGGTGCCAAGTCCCACTCTCCCTGTAGAGCTAACAAATAATCTGCCAGTGCTATTTGTCGCCAGTGCCACTGTATTGGCGGCGCTAAGATAGAGGCCGTTTGTTGGCGCTCCGCTGCTGGTAGGAATGAAGCTGGCGGCGGTGCTAGTGCCAGTGGAGGTAAGATTCTGACTACCAAAATTAGGGCTAATCTTTGTGCCAGCAATTGCTGCAGATGCATTTACATCGGCATTGGCAATGGTGCCATCAGCAATCATTGTGCTGGTGACAGTGCCAGTGTCGCCAGTGGTTACAACCGTGCCAGTGATGTTGGGCAGAGTAATTGTCTGATCAGCCGTAGGATTTGCAACAGTTAGCGTGGTCTCAAAGCCATCGTCAACGCTGCCTTCAAAAATTAAAGTGGCTGCTGGTCCCATCGTCAGGGAACCAGTCATCGTATCGCCAGTGACGTTTACAAACTCTCCACTTTCACTGCGCCATGCACTTCCATCCCACACCTTAAATACATAGGTGCCGCCACTATTATCCAGCCATTGCTCGCCAATTGAATTACCAGAGGTGCCACCACTTGCTGGCGACATATTAGGCGCTCCACTCCCCACATGAACGGGGCCAATCTTTACTACATTGCCAGCAGCGTCCTTAAAAAACAGACCAGGACTGCCACTTGCCGTATTGATGGCCAATTGGCCATCTGCCATGCCAGAAGCCTGAGGGCGCTTGTTGACAGTGGACGAACGAAGATGCTTAAGAGTCATGATTAAGACTGTCTCTTAACGCTTTGCAGCCGAGACTAATTTCTTAATCAGTCTAATTATCTTGCGTCAATATGTGCCGTCATCAATGGTGGCATCAATGGTTCCAGCCGAGAAATTACCACTTTCATCTCGTGCAACAATCGCGCTAACAGTGTTGGCGCTAGTAGCAGTGGTGGCACTATTGCTCACTTTACCAGCCGTGGAGATGGTGGAAAGCTTGGTATCGGCAATGCTGCCAGCAAGCATTGCATTGGTGACAGTGCCAGTGTCTCCATTCGTAATGACAGTGCCAGTAATATTTGGCAACGTAATAGTGCGATCGGCAGTGGGATTAGCAACAGTTAGCGTTGTTTCAAACGCATCACTAGTTGATCCCTCAAAGATTAATGTGACACTAGCGCCAAGCTCCAAATTACCAGTGAGCGTGCCTCCGGCTTTTGGTAATGCTGCATTGGCCAGGTCATAAGCACTCTTCACCGCCGTGGCAGTGGCGGCTAACACAGAGCTTGTCGTAGAAGTGCTATCACTTAATTGCACCACGCCAGCAGCGCTAGTAGTGGCTCCGCTAATTGTGAGGTGAGGAGTGGTGGTGCCACTTACTACGGACAATGGTGCGGTGGCATTCACACTCAAGACGGTGCCACTTGCTGGCACCAGCCATTCAAGGCCAGTGGCAGTGGCAGAGTTAGCAGTAAGCACTCGGCCATTCGCGCCAACAGCTAACTTGGCAAATCCAGTAGTGCCAGATGCTGCCAGTAAATCGCCCTTTGTATAAGAAGCAAATCCAGTGCCGCCATACCCAGGAGCAAGAACGCCACTTGCAACATTATTAAGATTGCGACACTCGTTATTAACTTCTTCAATCGCAGCTTGCACATTGGTGCTACTGATTGTTCCGCCAGAAGTGAAAGATACTTGCAAGGCGGTTTGCGCCACATAAGTAGAACTCACATCAATATGAGTCCAAGCACTGCCGTTGCAAAGAATGATGTCTGGCGGCTGCAGCGGGTCAGTGGGAGCTGGTGATACGCCAGTACCACCACTTGCCACTACAACATAATATTTATTGAAAATAGACGATGCAGCGGGAAGTGGTTGTCCAACAGACAAACCAATAGCAGTGCCTTCTCCAGTGACAGAAGCAACAGTATTGCCGCTTGCATTGTAAGTGCCGGCAAAGACAATTTCGCCAACGCTAATCCCCACTGGATTCCAAACGTTACCATCCCACAGATAGAGGTCTTTAGAAAGAGGATTAAAGAAATATTGTCCAATAAAGTCTGCGTTGGGAAGCGCTTCGCCAAATTGAGTGGTGGAATAATCACCAAGGTTAGGTGCCAACACAGCATCAGCGCCAATAAAGGCATTACCAAAAGCGCCAGTGGTAATTTTGTTTGCATCTAAAGAAGGAATGTCCTCCGCCACTAGAGATGTAGCTCCAGAGCTTACGTGCCCTTGGTCATCCACTTGCACCTTGTAATAAACGCCACTAACTACAGCATTGCTATGGTTCAGTGTGGAACCAGTCATTGCAAGACCAGCACCAGCAATTACCGCGCCTTTTGTGCTAGACGTGGCATCAGGAAGATCGTTGCCAACAAGAGTTCTAAATGATGGAGCAGCATTGACTCCACTTGCGGGACCAGCAAAAATAATATTTGCGCCCTGTGTATTCAACGATGCTGTAATTACAGCAGAATATTCATCTGGGTATGCAGTGGCGAATGAATATACGCTATCTCCAGAAGCAACGACAGTATTGAGGGCAGATTGTTGCAGCCACTCAGTGCCAGTCCAAGTGTATTCAATGGCATCATTAGTGTTAATCCATTGCTGACCAATAAATGCACCACTTGCGCTGGGAGACGCCGCTGCTACAACTGATGCACTTTGATCAGCCAGTTTTACTGCAGTAATGGCTCCATTTGCCACTTTGTCCACAGTAACCGCATTATCCGCAATTTTCCCTGCAACGATTGCACTGTTAGCAATAGTTGTAGCGAATGTGCCAGTGCCAGTACCAGTGACATCCCCAGTGAGAGCAATTGTCTGGTCGCCAGTATTAGTACCAGTGGATGTGCCAGAAAATGAACCATCTTGAATGGCAAGACTGCCAAGCTCAAGAGTTGCACGAATATCTGCAATAGAAGCATCATCAAGAATAGAACGCGCCGCTGAAGTGCAGGTAATTTCTTCTAGCTGCCCACCACTCGCCGTTGCTCTGCCAATTAAAATATTTGACTGGGAGGAATTAGCTAAGCGGGAAAGTTCAATGGTGCCGGGAGCAATCTTTGCGCCGGTAATGCTTTCATTAAGAATGGCATTCGCTGTAACTGCACCAGCAGAAATATCTCCACTGCCAATGGCCAGAGAATTGAGAAGAGCAATACTACCAAGCTCTAGGGCATTACGCATGCCGCTAATTGTTGGGGAGGCAACTACACTTCGTGCTACGCTTGAGAACGGAGCGCTCGCAATGGCGCCAGAGGCCGTAGTGTGGAAGAAAAGATCAGTGCCACTTGCGGCAGTAGTGATGTTCGCTAGCGAAGAGCTATAAGCTTGAACGTCGGAGCCAATAACAAGACCAAGATTGGTGCGAGCATCAGAAGCAGTGGAAGCTCCAGTGCCTCCATCTGCAACGGCTAAATCAGTGATGGCAACAATGGTGCCGCCGCTAATTGTTACATTATTACCTCCCAAAGTAACATTGCTAATAGTGCCGCCAGAAATAGAAACGCTACCAGCATCTTGCGTCGAAATAGTCCCAAGGCCAATAGTAGAGCGAATGCCAGATGCAGATGCTCCACTCAGTACGGCTAAACCAGTGGTTCCAACCGTTCCAGTGGATACCACTCCAGATGCACTGGAATAGACAAAAACATTGCTGGTGTCAAACGCAGTGGAAAGCTGATCAAGGGAGGAGCTATAGGGCTGAACATCGGTGCCAATTACAAGACCAAGATTTGTTCGGGCTTCAGACGTAGTGGAGGCCCCAGTTCCACCATCTGCAATGGCCAAATCGGTGATGCCACTAATTGTGCCGCCAGAAATGATTACATTGTCAGCAATAAAGGTGACGCCACTAATCGTGCCACCACTTACGACGACGCTTCCTGCATCCTGCGATGCGAGTGTCCCAAGTGTGGGAAGTCCAGTCAGGCTCGCGTAGGTACCGCTTGTAGCCACTGGAGCCAAGCCAGTTACACTACTGGCAGTAATGGCAATGGAAACGCCAGTAGCAGTTGTAATTAAGCCTTGAGCATTGACAGCAAACTGGACTACTGTAGATGAATTACCATAGGTGTTAGCAATTACACCAGTGTTATTAAAAGCCGTAGATGAAAGTTTTGTTGCGGAACTTTGATTAAGCTTGGAAAGATCAATAAAAGAAGACGGCGCTCCACTAATGCCAACAGTGATCAGATTGGCCACTGAAACCTGTTTGGTTTCGCCCGCACTAAGATCTACAATTGGCAGAACATCTGCTTGAGAAAGATCAGCAGAAAGTTCGACGAGTTCAGAAATACGGACGGTCATTCTAGTCTGTCTCCCTTAGAACACCAAGCTGTTCCAGTGTAGATTCATTGCCAATGCTAACACCATTTTCAGTGGTCAATTCGATGGGGCTATCGCCAGTGCGCAATGCAAATTCGCCTGAAGTGATGAAATCAAAACTACATTCAGCAATTTGATCCGCCCTTACAGTAAGAGCAGAGCTTGTCAGCATACCTTCCACTTCGTAATACACCCCTTCTGTCAGTTCATATCCTGGTGGCTGTGGAGACCCTGGCTCCAGGATGTAAAACCGCCCAGAAAATTTACTCCCCACTTCAATCTTTTGAATGAGCTGCGATAATGCAAGGGGAATTTCTTCCCCAGAAAGATTTTTAAAATCAAACAAACAGTCAACACTTCCGCTTCCACTGATAGCACTAGCCGAAAACTGTTTATATTTGTTTCCTAATGCAGTGGTATCTACGGATTCTCTGTCAGTAGTAATTTGAAATCCTTGCACTTGACCAAGCGTATTAAAAGAGCCAGCCAATAAATTAATATTCACTTGCCAATCAGCGCTGCCGCTTGCTTTGCTAATTGGAATGGCTAAATAGCGAACGCCTGGATTTGAAAGCGCATCAGAAAAATTGCGATACATCCGAATGGCGCCCATTCTGTCTACATTGGCAAAAAACTCCAATGGCAGAATGCCGGCTCCAGGATTATCGACATACACAGTATTGGCAACATTTTTATACCAACGGAAGGGTAATCCCCTGCTGTCTTGAGTGCTAATCCTTACTCTATCGCCAGTGACAATAGTGCCAAACGGAATATCTAAGCCATTCTGCAGGCCAAGCGTAAACCGTTTTCTGGATACATCTAAGTCAGATGCATCAACATAGCATTGGATGGTTTCCGGCGAGCCAATTCGCTTGAAATCAATGCTGCCATAGTGACCGGCAAATACCGTCATAGCTTTAAGTTTTAATCAAAGCCTAACTACGCCTGGCTTTGAAGGCACATCAAGCAGAGGGCCATCGACAGTGAAATTAGTCGCAACGGTCACCACTTCTCCATAACTTACGCTTACGCTTGCGCTGGTAATGTAAGCGTTAAAAAGAAAATTTGTTTTATTCAAATTGGCACCGTTCACCGTGGCAAAGCCGCCATCCACCGCCAAGTTCATGATCACTCGCGGAGGCACATTCCTTGGGAAGAGTAAATCTACCAGTTCAAAAATATCTTTATTAGCAAGAGTGGTATCGCCAGCAAAGCTGTCTTCATAGAACATTAAAGTGGCACTGCCATCTCCAGACGTGATGGATGGAGCGAAGGTTTTAGTGACATCACCGAGGGCCGTGGTTTCAATGACTTCACTATTGCTGTTGTATGACCAATCACGAATTTTTGCAATGCGATATTCTTCTGTTACGATGTCAAGTTCGCTATCCACGCCGCGAGTAAGGACCGTGCCCACGGTAAAGTCGCTTGTCATTCGCACCCATTGATTGTCCACATAGCGAGCAAGATAAATCCTGTCAGCAGCTTCGTAATTAGAGCCTCCAGACTTAACGGTAAAAGTGCAGCTCCGAGAAGTGGCATTAGTCAATACTTCGTTTCCTGCCGTAAACGTGGCTCCAGTGCCGCTGCCACTTACTGTTAAAGCAGTAAGCGCTTGATTGACAACAACGGATTGACCCGCGACAATATTAAGCGTTTGAGTGCCAGTAAGCGCAGATGACTGCCTGCGAGCAATATAGATGCGTCCGTTATTGCCAGTGTAGATAGCCATTACGCGAAAGTAGCAATCCTATTGGTTTTATGCTAACCAATAAAAAAGAGGCTTGCATCAAAATTGGCTATAAGGCTTTTTGTTTGCCCTGCCTCTTCTATACAAGGATGCTCAATGGCGCGAATGGTAATCTCTCCTTCTTCCTCCATTGCCACTTCTGTCACGCGAAATACGCGCTTTTGCTGCACTTGCGTGCCGAGTACAAACAACACCCCTTTGCCTTTGTAGGCAGACAATGTAGCGGATTGACCGTTGACATAGGCAATGCTTTGTTTGAATGGCTGCTTGCCAGGCTCGTAAATCAATGTATCGTAAGTGCCATTAATTGTTTCGCTAGCAAATGGAATGTTAATAGTGCCATCGTCTAGCACTGCTCCCGAGTGAATATCATTCCATTGATTTTCTTCCATATGCACATACACGTAGGAACCAGGAGCGATTGGCGCTTCAGTTGGAAATGTTTTAAATTCAACCGCACGCCTTGAATGACGACGCTGCTGTACTAACAGCATCGCATAGTTAATTGCTTGATTTCTGTTGGTGACGTAATCAGATAGGTCAAAAGTTTGACGAGAAGCCAGTGTCTCCTCCGCGTCCTTAAGCTTAATCGTTACGCTTGTGTTACGAGGAAATGGCTCAGCATTAGCCTGGTCGCGATAAACCACTGTCGCAATAAGATCCTGAGTGCTTTCGCCGTAATCAAGAAATTCTTCTTTGTAACTATCTTCAAGAATATTCCCCTGATTAAACAATGCAGAAATAGTTACATTGCGAGTGAAGGTGCCGTCTCCCGTTGTGGGCACGGCAGGAATTAGGGTTTCTTTGCCGCCAATACGCGCAAGCTCCAATAGGCTATAAGGCGCCACTTCACTCCAGAATGCACGCCACGATCCACGCGCTGCAATTACGCCATCCATAAAATAACTCCGCTTCATGCAAAATGCCTTAGATAGCGCAAGCTTTGTAATATCCAAACCATTGGCATTTATTCCATCAACAAAGGCCCCTATGCCATTCTCTCTATCAAGGACAGTATCGAGGAAAATATCTGAGGCAAAACACGATGGTCCATTTGGTGTAGAGGGGAACGATGGAGGGGAAAGCTCAATAAGGCGCACCTTCTTTCCTTTGTTAACAAATACACTTAAATTGCGCATGCTTGTTAAGCCTACTCCGCTGTACGCATTCAATCCAATTGTCGCAATGTTTTTATATAAATCAGTGAACGAGGATAGATTTTCAAACTGCTGCTCTGACACTGCTGTAATGGCGAACTCTGGTCCATTGTCAAAAGAATACTGAATAGAAGTGTCGGCGTGAGCAGAAAAAATCATCCATTCGTCAACGCGAAAAGGCGATTTGTTCTTTGGTGGGACATTGTTGATGCCAGGCGCTCTGACATTTCCTTGATAAAAGAAAATATTGTCTATATTTTGAACAGGACCGCGTGCTACTAAGTAGACAAAATTAAGGGCAGCGCCTGCTTTTTTGGATTCAGAAGGGGCGTCAAACACCGGCTCAAATCGAAATTGCCATTTCTTTTGGCCAACATCATCAGGACTTCTAAAAATCAAAGGAATAAACGCATCCTTATCGTAGGTTTTTCTCACGCAAAAAATTACATTAGGACTTTTCCAGACAGTATCACTTGGCCGCTTGTAATACACCCTAAACATGGCAGTCCGAGGTTTGCAACCGTTATCGGCGTCTGAATATTTTTTTGCTTCCACTTCACCATATTTACTGGCTCGTCCTTGAATTCGCATGAACACTTTGGCCTTTAATGAAAAATGAACGAGGTTAACAGGAGAAAGCGTCTCGTATTCTGCCTCGTGCAAGCGCACCAAGCATTTTGTGCCAAGATGATCATTGAAGCTATCTGGATTACTAAGCTGTGCCTTTACGCTCTCAAGTTCAGCTCGTGCGTTTGCGATTAATTGATTAAGCCGAGCTTTTTCCGCATTAAATTTATCGTAATCAATCCCGCCAAGTTGCAGAAGTAAATTTTCAATTTTGGCATAAATATTCTTCAGTTTCCTTAAAGCTTCCCGCTCCTTTCGTGCCATCTTTTCCGTCCTGCCAAGACCAATGGATGCAAAAAGAGGATCAACTTGGGAGAAAATTTTATTGTATTCAGGAAGTAAGACTCCGTTTACTGTAAACTCACTCCTAAATTCACTTTTCAACTCTGCCGTTAAGCCATTTGCGCCATCCACTTGAGAATCAATGAACCCATTTGCAAATCCCGTCTCTCTCAGTGCGGTAGCTAATTTTGAACGCAAACTTTTTAGCTCTTTCTGGTATTGACTTATGACATTTTTTGTATCCTTAAGATTGCTTTCGCGTTCCGGCGTAGAGCCTAGTCTTTCAATATTTCCATTAATCCTCTCTTTTTGATCTCTAGCGTCTTCCAAGTTGCTTTCGACCGCCTGTATATTGTTTGCGTAATCCAAAACTGTCTGAGAAAATTGCTTGCCGCCGTATTGTTCCTCTGCTTGAAGAACAAGTTCATCCATTTGACTCCTGTTTCGATTAAAAGAAACAGCAGTTTCATATAATTGCTCTAATTGATCTCGCTTGACTCTAACCCTTTCCAGCAGCCTCACCTGCTTCGCGCTCCAGTCTGGAGTGATAAAATAGCTAGATTCGGACAAGTGGCTAAGTTGGTATTCATAACTGTTAGGAATGTTTACATTTAAAAGATCTTCAAGCTCCTTCTCCCTTGCTTCTAGCTCTATTACTTGCTCTGCAATATCTTCCGTCTCGTAATCCCCAAACGGTCCCATTCCTGCTTCAACGCATTGAATGGTTGCGGTGATATTGGTTTTTGAGATGTCTGTATCACCACTAATATTGGTAATTTCAAATTTTGCGCTCCCAAGTTTATACAACGCTCCTAGCTCTAAAGATTCAACCGATGATTCCCTAATGTCATCCGCAAAATTGTTGGCTACGCCTTCGTTCCTGGTTTCTTTCGCCTTCGCAATGGTAATCGTCAGAGTAGCACCAACGGGAATAAGCCGTCTCCCTCCAGTGGCATAAGAATCAGGCCAGTAAGTGGTGCGATCAGTCCCACCAGCAGTGATGCGTACGGGTGCTTTTTGATTCTCGCCTTTTTCATTGCGAGCAATTACATTCATGAAAATAGGAATGGGAGCTGTAATTCCAAATTCCCTGGATGACGATGGGGAAAAGGCTTGACTAAATCCTTGAGAGCGAGTGGTGGCATCAATCAATGGATCGTAAACAGTGCGAGAACTTGCTACACCAGCAAGCCGTGGATCTTGGCCGCTTCCTCTCTTTTTGTCACTAATTAAAATTGGCCCGGAATTCCTAAAGTATTGCCATGTTGCAGCGCGACTACTTGTAGTTGATCCGCCTTGGAAAAGCTTGATTAAGGTTTGTCCAACAGCGGTGAGATTGTAATCAATATCAACAATTTCCCCAGCGCCGATAGCCGCCATCATTTGAATGTACTGAGCATTGCCAAAACTATAAACAGCGGACCACAACAAAGAAGTGCCAGCCCTTACCCCACCATCGGGATTAGCAAGTGCATCATTAACACTTGTTTTTTCTGTACCTCGTTGGCAGTAAACCAAGTTAACTGTTTCGCCATACTGGGCAAGATTTTGCAAAGAATCAAAGCCATAGCGTGGCGCAAACCGCTTATCGCGAGCACGTCTACCGCCGCCGTCCTGATCTGGCGCTTCAGGGCGAGGAGCAAGCAATGCTGCTGCCACTTGGGCGACAGTGCCAACAATGGAAAGAATGAGGGCAATAGTACTTACCGGCTCATTGCGAATGTCCAGTATTGTCCCTGTCTTCGGATCCTTGTATTCACGCTGTGCCTTCCTGAAAATAAAGTACTCCTCTTCCGAGATACCGAGCGCTTCAATCAACGCATGTTCGTAAGGAAGAAGATTTCGCATGGTGGACTACAGGCTTTATTTAGTTTACTCAGTCTTTGTCAATAGGAGTCCAGAATTTCGCCTCTACCCCCATGGGAACCCAAAATGATGGACCTTTTTCTGTGATGGTCAAGATACCATCATTAATCACCACACCAAGCCCCAAATTAAAAGCACGCGCTGGCAATAGCACCAAGTCGCCATTTAGTGGAGAAAGAGTGGGAGCCGCAATTTGCTTGATTTGCCGAAAGATCTTTTTTAATGGCAGCTTGCCATTGTCCATTGCACCATACACCCATTCAAATTCTTCATAGTAGTCTCGCATGCCAAGGCGATGGCGCACTTCCGAAAATAAAGCAAAACAATCAATGGTCTTGCAATGCGGGAAGAATTTTGCAGCGGTCTCGTGGCGAAGGCCAATTAAATCATTGATCATTGCAAGCTCAAATCAGCATTCAATGGCAATCGTCCAACGTTATCACGAGTGAGGGTGCGGGCAGGGAAATTAGCATTCACACTATCCATTGCGCTCTTGAAACGCAGTTCAATTGTAGTGTCAGAAAAGCTTGCACCAATGCCGGTATAAAAATCAGTGTACTGAGCACTGGCGATATAGTCCGATGGAGCATTGCCACTGCTATTTGTTTCAAGCCATATTGTTTTCATTTCCATAGAGGAGAGCCTATTTCCATTTGCTTCTTCTACGAGCCTCACGCCAAACGTGGTGAATGGAAAGAGTACTTGCAATATATTATTCTCCCCGTTAAGTTGAGCAGTGGCGCCTTGCACTGAAAATGGAGCAAAGGCATACAACGGTGAATCAGTGCCTGGAATGGCAATAGAATTTGAAGACGATGCGTTGTAGAAGAAATTTTGAAAGCGCTTTACACTGCCTCCCTTCGGAGTGATCGCAATAAAATTAGCAATATTGATCATGGCGTGTAACGCAACTCCCCAATGAGACTAACTTGCACTGTACTATAAGACGTGGAAACGCTTTCAATCTGCGGAGGTTCTGCGTAGTACCAAATGATACTACCCATGCGATTGGCGCGAGAAATAAAGCTTTGGCTGGTGTCCGCCGCATATTTTGCGCCATAGCCGCTAAAGATGGCGTCTGGAATGGAAAAGCCTTTCATGCTTTGATTGTCATGATAGTGGTCCCAAATAATGGATAGCGCTTGCTCGTTAATATTTTCAAATGCGAGGGACAATTGATAGCCAAAGCGTTGATTGCCAAAGTTGCGACGAACAATGGCACCATTGAGCGCACGATATTCTTTAATGGGAGCTTGTCCCATGGAAAGAGAACGTTGTGTGGGACGTAGTTCAGGAAAAGCTGCCATTAGCTCATGCCAAGTTGACGACGAGTGGAAGGAGAATTACGAAGCTTGCTTAATGCTAACTGACTTCCTTGAGCGGCCCCGTCACGAGCAGCCATTTTGCGGGTTTCAGCCATTGCAGCTTCAAGCTGAGCACGATCTACGTATTCCACTCCATTAATAGTGGTGCTTTGGAAGTTCATGGACAGAATTGGAGAAGCGGCTTGTTGTTTGGCTTTGCCGCCGAGAAGATCACGAGAAGATCCGCTGCCGAGCTGTACGGGAATGGAACGGCCATCAGGGAGGGGAACAACTGCTTCGTTGTACTTACCTTCTCCTACAAGACCGAGAGTGGGGCCACTGACTGTGCCACCATTGGCAAAGGCACGGAATCCACCAAAAGCAATGCCACCATTTGCAAATGCCATGCCGGCCGGCATTTGAGAAACTGGCATATCTACGCCTTGAACGATGCTGCTTGCTCCTGCCCCTCCGCCAAATAGGCCTCCAAAGCTTCCAAGCAAACTGCCAGCCATAGAAGCAATCATGCCAATGCCACCAAGCACGTTAGACGTGCCCCCTTCCTTAATCTGACCAATACCAGAAGCAATGCCCATAATGGCTCCAGCAGCAATACCAATGCCTTGAACAGTCTTGCCAAGCGCTTCCTTGAACTTAGATCCTTCTTTGCCATTTTCTCCGGCCTCTTCACCGGCCGCGCCAACAGCTTGGCTAATTCCCGAAAGAGAAGAATTAACGGTTTCGGCGTTTTGTTTAATGCCAGAAGAATACTGGGTCATATTTGCGAGCAGGCCGCTAAGGCTATCGCTTGCAGTCGCGATTTCTCCAAAAGATTGCGAAATTTTGCTGATGTCAAACGCCGCCCCTGGAAGCATCGCTCCTTCAAACTGCCCTTCAACGCCCGGCTGGATGCGAGGCTGTTCCATGAGCCTTTCAAGCTGTTCTTGCAACAGTCCTGGCTGTGTATACTGCGGAGAACGATAAAATTGCTCACCTACAGGAGCCGGCATGCCAAATCGTTTCATAGCATCTTGCGCATAACGATGGCCAGAAGCCGCCTCTTGTGAAAGCGTCTCCTGAAAAACTCCTTTGAATTTGCTGACAATAGGAGTGAGATCGCTAATGGCCTTCTGGAAAGAGGGCATAGCAGATGGATCCCTGTTATTTCCAGTGAATTGCCGCAATTCAGCAAAACTTTGGTCCATCGCCTTGCTAAGTACTTCTTTAATGCCAGTGCCAAGAATTTTTGCCTGCTGGGGAGAAAGATAGTCTGAAAAATCAAGCATGCTGCCAAGCCTTTCGCCTCTGCCAACAGCAAGTCCACCCGCGCCTCTGACAGTGTCGGAAATACTTCCGTACATACTCTGAGCAACTCCTACCAATGAAGCCGCTGGTATTGACGAAGGCTTGCTTCGCTTATTGGTTCGCATTTGATTCTCGGTTTCCTTCCATTGCGCTTCCAGCGGATTCCAATTCAAGACGGCGTCTTGCATTTTTTGCACTCGTTGAAGCACTTGTTGATTCCTCTGCGGATCAGGTTTGAATGTTTGCTGGATTTGTTTCTTAGTGGCACCATAGACGCCTTCCATCGCCCCCTGTATTTGTTGCCATATCATGCGGAGCGGACGTGCGGCTTGTTGCTGCATGCGCTGAATTGGCAATGGAAGAAGACCGGCAACATCTTCGTACCCACGTTCTTGCGTAAGTTGAGCGGCGAGGTCATTCCCTACTCCCATGCCAGTGGTCGAAGGAATTGCTGTTGATCCAATCGCCTGAGTCAGGGAACGGATGGCGCTTGTATTGTCAATCACAGCGCTTGTGTTTGCTTCTACTGGCGCAACAAGTTTTTCTTCGGGAGCCTGCTCTGCTGCCGTTTCCGGGAAGAACATTTTCAAGAAATTGCCAGCAGCCATTTCCTTGAAGAACTTCTCCACAGGCGCCATGGCAAAATCAAGGAAGATTGTCAGCACTCTATCTTTAAGGCCTTGCTGGAACTTCTTGAGCGATTCCACTGCGTCTTCGCCGCTAATGACTTCCTTGAGGAAGCCCTTGTAATCGGAAGACGTTTCTGTGACAAAGCTGTCAATGGTTTCGCGAACGGCTTTAATGTTGTCGCGGACTTTTTCAAGATCGTAAATTTGATTTAATTGCTCTTGCGTGGCGTTTTTATTTTCCTGAGCGATCCTGAGCCTGTTTTGCTCTTCCTTGCTAATCGTTCGTAACAGGGCAATTTCATCTTGAAGCCCCTTAATATTTTCCGCTATTCTTTCTGCCTGTTCTTTCCTGATACGCTCTATCTCTTCTCGCTCTTTCCGTGCTTGCTGCTCGGCAGCCCCTTGCTGCTCAATAATTGCTTTTTCAATATCCCTCTCCAAGTTAGCCCTGGCAGCTTTTAGGTCATTTGTTTGCTCGTCAAATGCCAAAGCGGTTGCAGCCTTGTCCTTAGAACTTGCAATAATTTTCTCTCGTACCGCTTCTCTAGCTGTAATTGTTTGATCAATGGCATCAATTTGATACTTAATGTCCAGCAACTTGGCGGCAGACTTCACCATTCGCTCGGCCTGCTCTGGATTGATCGCAGAGGCAGCGCGGTTAAGCTCTCTTGCTAGTGCAACCTCCAATTTGGATCGGCGCTCATCTAGTTTGCGCTTGATATCCCCTCCAATTAAATCATCAACGGAGAGCTGGCGACCCTCACCTGTCTTGTTTTTCCCTTCCTTTTCTTGAAGATCAATGGGGGTAATAGTGGCGGCTGCAGTTTGCCCTGGTGCTTCAAGCGCACGGTTAATTTCTGGAAGTTTTTCAAGAGCCTGCTGGCGAATACCTTCAGCTCGCGTCATGCTAATTGCACGCTGACCAGCTCTGCCAATGATGGGAAGGCCAGCTTCGCGTGCCATTCGCTCCTGCTCTGGAGTGGGCCGCGTGATTCTCATGGCCCCGCCAGCAGCACGTTGCAGTGTTTCAATGTTTTGAATGAGGCGTTTAACGCTGCGCTCTTGTTCTATGAGCTGCGTATAGCTCATTTGTCGAATGGCATCGGCAGCCGCAAGGGCGGAATTCTTTACTTTGTCAGTTTCTTCCTTTACTTTCGTCAAATGCGTAACAAGCATTTCAAGTCCGACCATCATGGTTCCAGCGACAATTCCTCCCAGCGCGATCTTTGCCGCTCTTGATGTGGCAATGAGAGTGCGCAATGAAGCAATGGTAAGCTTCATATTGCCAATAAATAGCAACAATTGCTGCGTGGCTGCAATAATGCCACTCTTAACGAATAGATTGATCGCTGCAGTCGCAATGCCAATATTTACTGCAAGTTTGACGAAAAACTCGCCTACGGGATTTGCTGCGAGAGCATTAAACACTTGCAAGGCCCCAGAAACAATGTTGCCAAGAGTGCTAAAAACTCCGCCGAGCGATTGAATAATTGCGCCAACGGATGACGCAGTGTCGTAAACAATTTCAAAGTTACGATAGAGGCCTTGTGCGTTGTCGCTAAGCAAATTAACAGCAGGATTAATGCCTTGCATTTTCAAGCTAAATGCTTCTACTGCACTTTGAGTGTCTTTCATCGCTGCAGACACTGCCGGCAAAATTTGATTAGCGATGGATGTTACAAGCGGTTCAAACGACTCATACATGCGTTGAGTTGTAGTTGCTAGATCATTTAATTGCCCTTGCAATGTTTGAGCTGCACCAACAGCGCCTTTACCGAAGCGCTGTTCCATGACAATGGGAAGATTGGCAAATAGCTGCTCCATCGCTTTGCCGCTAACCTGTCCGTCCTCCATTGCTTGCTTGAATTCAGCCATGCTCAAACCAGCAGCATCAGCCATCAAGGAAAGAGCGCCAGGAATAACATCACCAAGCTGCCCTGTCACTTCTTCGCTCATAACTTTGCCTTTGCTAGCCATCTGCGAGAAAGCATAAGTAACGCGATCCACTTGATCCGCGCTAAGGCCCAATGTTGCGGATGCTTGCGAAATGCCAACAAATAGATTTTCAATGGTATCAGCGCCCATTCCCGCTGGGCTCATTGATGCGTAAAGGCGCAAGAAGCCTTCGCGAGCACTTTGCAGCGGCACGTTAAATTGAGCCACTGTATCGTTAATAAACTGAACCGAACGCTGAGCGTTGCTGCTGGAGCCAGTGATGGCATTAAGTTGGTTGTTAAAAGATTGCAATTCTTTGGACGCGTTTAATGCTTGAGCCGGTAGGTCCGTAAAGAATGCAAGGGCTTTGTAGGCAGTACCAAAAAGAAGCACTTGCTTAATAGCAAAACCAAACTCTTCCCCTAGTTCACGAATGGCGCCAGAGAACGGCACGCTGCTTCGCTGCAGAATGGGATCTAGCCCCTTAATTGCCTTGCCAATTTCAAGATAATTTTTAGGCAAAGGAGAAGCGAATGGCGTTGCCTGTCCTGTCAAAGCTTCTGGCACTTGTCGAGGCCCAGCGACCATCGCCCCGCCAGCAGCGTAGGGAACAATTGCACTTGTTGGCCTTGCGCTTCTATAGGCGTAACTATAAGGAGATGGAGGACGCCCGGCCCCTCCTCCCATCACATCCATGCCGCGCAATGCAGAACGTGCATAGGCTTCTGCCGTGCGCCGTGCCATCATTTGCTCACGTGATTCTCCACCAATTGCCCCAGTGGCATAACGACTTGGTTCACGGCCAACGCCAGCAGGAAGCAAGCCAGCAATGCGGGCAGCAGGCAATGCGCCTTGCATGGAAGCTCCCATGCCAATACGAACAGAGCGTGTTTGCGTGCGAATGGAATCAACGAAAGCAAAGGCAGCTCCACGAAGTATTTGCTTTAATTCATCGCTAAGTGCAGTTGGTAAATATCGTTGAGCGCCAAAGGCGGTGCCAGGCAGTGCGGAAGGGATGGCGCCAGGAGGTAATGCCCGGCCAGTTCCGGATGGTCCAATAGGAATATCTCGACGCGGCACTGTCGCAGGAAAATTAACTCCAGGTAATGCCCGTCGCTGGGCGGCTTCAGCCCTGATTGCGGCAGGGTCAACGCCTGCGATGCGGAACATGCCGCGAGCAATGGTATCAAGCACTTTCATCCGTGCCCGCATTAGCCCTTCTACTGCATCAAAAGCCTTATCCATTGAGGACATCATGCCCTGCTGGAAGCCTTCCCCTACGTTCTGTCCAATTTTTTTAAATTCGCGAGAAGGCGATGCAATGCCAAGAACATCTTTAACCGTCTTGATTAAAGATTCTCCTAGGTATTCAGCGGCTGCCCTCAGTTTTTCATCTTCACTTTTGAGGCCATTCAGAAGTCCTCTCACGCTCTCACTACCAACAGCCTCCAACGCTGCCACGGCAGAAGCCTTTGTTCTGGCAACTTCCTTGCTGTATTCAAGAATGCCGGCTCTCGCTGCTGCACGATAAAGTCTTTCGACATCCCTGCTGCCGAGGCCTCCCGATTGTGGACCTTTCAATAACTGACCAAGCCCTAGTCGCTGACTGATTCCCTGCTGAGCTGCCCCCCTGGATCTGCTTAATTCATCTAGCGCTTTAGCCAGTTTAGAGGCATTCTCTATTTCAGCCTTTAAATTGGTATTGACATTCAACGTATAACTTCTTCGCTTAATATTTGCGCCAAGTGCATTTAGCTCGTTTTGCACAGAGCGACGATCCAACTTAACATTAAGCTGCACGGGCTGCCCCGCAAGCTGCGTACCAATCGCGCTTATTTGCTGTCTAAAAAATGCCAGGTCAAGACTTACCTTCAGCTTCAATTCGGCGTCTTGAGCCATTTGCCTATATGCCTACGTTCTCTTCATTCTATAATCATTGTTCCTGATTGCGCCCAGCAAAAGCCTTCATCTCATCAGCAAGCAACGCAATCACTCTTCCGTCCATCCTCCTCGTCTTCATTAAACGCTGAAGCACAATCAAGCTGGCGTCTGTCACGCCATCTTCCTTTTTGAGCTGCTTCGTGTCAAACGGCAGAAAGTCCTCAGGCTTCACTCTGCTCTTCTTGCCCGCCATCATCCCTGCTGCCATAGTGCCAAGCTTGGCAACGGCAACACTGCTGACGTTGTATTTTGCAACGTCATGCCTGTCTAAGTATTTAAGCGCACGCTTAACGTCATCAAGCTTCTGGAGGCCAAAATTATTAGCACTCCATCGCTCGTCTTTAAAGTCAGAAGCTGAGAGCCTGAAATAGATTTCGTTCCAATCCGTCAGACTCTTAAGCTGCTTTCTTGCTTGCGCTTCAAGCTTTTCTGCTACTGAGGACCATTCCTCTTCGTTGCTTTTTTTGCTTCTACGGCCTCCTGTGTCTCAGCATTCTGCTCTTCAGCAATAAATTCCACTACTTTCGCAATGGCTTTGCGCGGCAGATTTTTAGTGTCTTCAATTTCCCAATCACCAAGATCTTGCCATTCACCATCAATGAGACCCTGCCCGCGAGAACGAATGAAAGCAGTGACCATGCGAGCATTTGTAGCTTCCACCGACGAGCCGCTTGTGATCATGCTCAGAGTCTCTTCAGTGAACTCAGAAAGCAACTCCGCTTCCGAAATGGAACCACCGCCCTGCAGAAGCGCAAATGCCTCGTCCAGGGGAATCTCGCGGGATGCAGCAATACGCTTGGCAAGCTGAACGGCGCGAATGGTAGCTTGGCTTTGCAGCTTGCTGATTTCTTCTTGTTCAATGGATTCGGCAACAAGCCAACTGCCATATTTCTTCAGGCGAATTTCAGGCAGCAGCTCAAAATAACCTTCAGTTTTGGTCTGAACCAGAAAGCTGTATTTGCTCATGATCAAGAATGTTAAGCAATGCGTTGAACACCTTCACTCGCTCATGGGAAGAACGAAACTCGGGCGGCACTTCAATCAGCATTGAATGATTGTCGTTGCTAATTCTAATGGTCGTTTCCCTACAGGAAACAAGACAAAGAATGCCCACTTCCAAGGCTGCGCCATCAACTAAGCAATTAATGGCATGAACAGTGTTGTCTGCGCTCCATAAATAGTCAATCTTCATTTGCTGCTCATGGCCATCTTGATTCTGCGCATCAATGCTAGGCGCACGTCACTCGCTTCAAACTTCTGTGGATAATAAAGCTCGTCTGTCCATGGACGAGCAGTGATATTGGTACCTTCTCCTTCATGAACATATCTGGCGTAGGGCTTGCCCGATCCATTTTTAGCATCCCAATTCCATGATGCACTTGCATTGCTTGTTCCCATGGAAAAAGAATAGCTCTCCACGCCACTTCGATAAAGATTGCCGTAGTCAATAATGTCACGGGGATCGCCAGCATTTTCAATGAAGGCTCCGGGATTTTTTCTTTCTGTCGTCCCTCTATACGGCCAATCCTTAAAGATGAATTGCTCCTCCCAATAATCCTCATTAACATCTTTCTCCGCCCACTCTTCAAAAGCCTGCAAAAGCTTACCTTCTAGCGTCTTTGCATTAAGCAGGCTCGCGCCAACAATAACTAGGCTCATGGCGCCACAAGATTGCGAAGGATCAAATCGGGCACTACAAAACGACAGCGCTCATAAGCAATATCATCACCAGGAAAATACCTAGGCGTGGCATCAGGAAATCTGCGGATCATCCTGTCCATAGCCAATGCAAGAGTGTTGGAGCTAGGCGTGTATTGCACCAGAACGATTTCCCATAGTTGATTCACTTTTACGGTGCCTCCCAATGGAGAGCGAGGAGCGAGTTCAGGGAACTCCCTCATTGTCACTTCCAAGCCTTTCACCTTCCATTCTTTGGGCACACTCTGCCTGCCCACTACGTACACTGCGGGAAGTGTGGAATTGTTTGGGAGCGTATAAGTGCCAATCAAATTGGGCGATGCAGAAAGCAGCTCAGTGATGGTCTCACGCAGTTGAGAAATGTTCATTAAAAAAGCCTGCCCCGTAGGGACAGGCTAGCGAAGATTCAATGGAAGAATCAGGAATTAGGAGCAGTCGGGATGATGCTACCAGTCTCCGAAGCATTCTGGTGGATACCAATGCGACCACGGCTGGTCAGATCAAACGTCACTTCCACGAGGTTATCAGCAGGATAGCTCTCGTTGTAGTTCATCACGCAAGCAACAAATGCCACGCGGTCATAGTAGTAAGTGTTACCAGAAGCGCCCAGTTGCTTATTGATTTCCACGTACACTTCGTGGTTCTTGTCATAACGACTAGCGCTAACTGCTTGGAAAGCTTCGTCAAAGCTGTTGGGCAGGAACACAGTGCCATCAACGTCCTTCTGGAAGTAGGAAGTGATGGAAGCAGTGGCCTGGCTGGTGGTAATCACGCTATCAGCGAAACCGCCGCCGCCCAGCAGGTAGAATTCTTGGTTGCCATCGTTAAAGGCAACAGAGGCAGTAGTAGCTGCTTGCAGAGTGTAGAGAGTGGGAGCGCCGCTAACAGTGAAAGTAGCGCCGCTTTGAGTGATAATGGGACGAGAAGTGCCGCCAATGGAGCCAACGCGGACAATCACGTCCTGGCTCTTCACTAGCTCAGTGGGA